AACCGCCCGACCGCCCGACCGCCCGACCGCCCGACCGCCCGACCGCCCGACCGCCCGACCGCCCGCCCGACCGCCCGGCGAAGGGGCGCGAAGCACCCGCAGATCGGGGTGCTATAAAAAAAGATAATCCACCTCTTTTTATTGTTGCAAGATAACGAACGGTATCTTATAACCCTCTTACCGCGCACCAATGTGGGGCCGGTAAACACATAGGAAAGATCAATAAAATGGCTCACAATATCGAAAAGATCGCGTTTCTCGGCTCACGCGCTGATGTATGGCATCACATTGGCTCCGAGATGACTTCTGGCATGTCCCTCGAAAGCTGGGCCCAAGAAGCCGGGCTCAACTGGGCGGCTGTGAAAGTCCCCGCCATCGCCGATTGCAGCGCGCTCGGCCAAGGTCTTCAGACCATGAAGAACCGCTCGTTTGTCGTGCGTTCCGACACCGCCGCGCCGCTCGGCTATGTCGGCGGCGAAGACGACAGCAAAGGCTATCAGATTGTGCAGCCTTTGGAGGTGCTTGACTGGTTTCAGCGCTACATCAGCGTCGATGATCGCTTTGAACTCGATACCGCCATGTCCCTGAAAGGCGGCGCTCTGATTGCTGTTACCGCGAAATTTAACGGTTCTCTCAGCGTCCTCGGTGAAGCGCACAAAGCGCGCCTGCTTATGACGACGACGTTTGATGGGTCGGCTTCAACGACTAATCAAATGACTATGATACGCACAGTCTGCAACAACACGCTTAACATTGCGCTTGCAGACAAGCGCGCCGCGATTAAGACGCGTCATAGCAGCGTATTCAATGCTGAGAAAGTCGGCGCGGAACTGGCCGGGCTCGCGGCCAGTGTTGCGGGTTACACCGCGATGGCCGAAGCCATGGTGGCCCGCGACTTGACCCAGCGTCAGGTGTCGGACGTGTTCAAGCAACTGTTGGATATCCCGTTCGACGCGATTGCGGAAGACATCAGCAGCAAAAAGATGAACGTCTTCTTGGCCCTGGTTAACTCATACGCTGAGACGGTCGCCGAAGGTACCGCACCCGGGACGGCTTGGACGGTGCTAAACGCCGTCACACGCTACGTTGATCACAGCCGCACGACACGCGGTGGTGCATCGCCCCTGGAAGCGCGCTTCTTGAGCGCGCAATTCGGTTCTGGCGCTGCGCTCAAAGCGCAGGCTCACCAGCTTCTGCTGGCGGCCTAGTAATCTCTACCGGGCCCGGCATTCGCCGGGTCCGGGCTATCATCGCGCAGCAATGTGCTGCCGGTAAAAAAGGACAAATCGACGTGAAAATTAACGTATCAGATACAGCTAAGATCGCGGCGGCCCTCGGCGCGGTCAATGGCACGGCGAGCGCGCACACTGCGTCCGCCGCAGATGTCGCGGCTCAGGCCGTCATCGCGGAGGCGCACCTTGCGGCGCTCGGCATTGCAAAAAAAGATCGCTCGGGGGCTGTGCGGGACTACGTTAGCGGCGACGCGGTCAGCAACGCATACAGCAAAAAAAATTGGTCCGGCCGCGCGGCAACGCGCGTCCGGCTGACGCGCGGCGTTTCGGGCTGGTTTGTCTGCGCGGGCGGACGCGTGACGGTTGGGCAGGCTGGCGGCTGGGCGCGGACGCTGCTCACGCCAAATCAGTACGACCTCGCGCTGATGGTGTTCCGCGCCGGGTTCGGCGTGGTGGCGGCGGTGCCGGTGCCGGTGGCGGCGGCGGCGGCGTGATGGCTACGCTCGACGTGCTCTCGGCGCTCGGGTTTGCTTGCCTGCTGTATGCTGCCCTGCTAGCTTTCTAATCGATACCCCTATCGACTTGGGCCCCGGTGAAAACCGGGGCCCTTTTTTTATGCCTGCGCCCTGGTGCTGCGCCCTGGTGCTGCGCCCTGCACCCTGCGCCCTGCTGCCTACCCTGCTGCTGCTGCCCTGCTGCTGCTGCCCTGCCCTGCCCTGCCCTGCCCTGCTGCTGCCTGCTCTGCTGCCCTGCTGCCTCCTGCCTGCTGCCTGCTGCCTGCTGCCTGCTGCCTGCTGCCTGCCCGGCTGCTGCCTGCCCTGCTGCCCTGCTGCTGCTGCTGCCTGCGCTGCTGCTGCCTGCGCTGCTGCTGCCTGCGCTGCTGCGGCTGCGGCTGCTGCTGCTGCTGCTGCTGCTGCTGCTGCTGCTGCTGCCCTGCTGCTGCGGCTCGAGGGAAACGGTAGGCGGTGGAAGGCGGCTCGAAAAGTGCGGGGGCCCCCCACGGCCCCCCTTCGCCCCGGCCTCGCCAGCAAGCACCCCATGCTTTTCACCCCCACACAAATATCGAAATTTTTTTTTCGGTGGCGGCCTTCGCACAAATATCGAAATTTTTTTTCCAGTACTTGACTTTCCGATTTTTTTTTCCAATAATTCCAGACAGTATCAAAAAGGAGCTATCATGGCCCGTATGCCGATGCCTGCCGCCGCCGCAATGATGGCGGACCCCGCGATGATGGCCGATCCCGCGATGGCCGATGACGCCGCGATGATGGCCGAAGACACTGCGATGATGGATGAGACTGAAATGGCAGAAGGCTATGTCATTGAAATCATCGTGAAGGCCGACGGTAGTTTTGCGGTCTCCAAGGAAGAGTTGCGGGCCGAAGCCGAAGAAGGCCCGGGCGAAGAAGCGATGAGCTACGACAGCCTTGGCCAAGCCATGAAAGCTGTTATGGACATCGTTAAGCAGAATCCGGTTGGTGAGTCAGAACAGAGTCAATTTGATGCAGGGTATGCCGCCTAAACAAGCTCGCTTCGCGGCAGCTTATGTGGCGAATGGCGGTAACGGTGTTGCGGCTGCGGCGACTGCGGGATATGTGCAGGCCAACGCGACGGATTTACTCAGCAAGCCAAAGATACAGGCCCTGATTGCAGAACTCGCGTCCAAGGTTGCCTTAAAATACAATCTGACGGTTGAGTTGGCTGCGGCGAATATTCACCGTGAGATGACATTTGATCCGGCGTGTTTGTTCCATACAGACGGCACGGCGAAGAACATTCACGAACTGAGCCCCGACACGCGCATGGCGCTGTCGGGTGTTGAGGTTGATGGGAATGTTGTTAAGTACAAGTGGGCGTCTAAGTCTGCCGCGCGCGGAGACTTGATGAAGCATTTGGGTATGTTCGAGCGCGATAACGCGCAGAAGGGCGAAAGTCTATCCCTCTTAATTAAATTGGTGTGACATGCCGAGTAAGAACGTATCCTTGAGTGTTGGCCGAGGCGAGAAATTGCCGGTCAGCAAAGGTGCAGGCCTAACGGCTAAAGGTCGTGAGAAATACAACCGCGCGACCGGGTCAAATCTAAAAGCTCCAGCCCCTAGTCCTAAGACGAGCGCCGACAAAGGCCGAAAAGCTAGTTTCTGCGCTCGAATGGCAGGGGTCGTTAGAAACGCAAGCGGCCCCGCAGAACGCGCTAAAGCGTCACTCAAACGATGGAAGTGTTAGCAAATGAAAAAGCCCGGACTTTATGCCAACATTAACGCCAAACAGGCGAGGATTGCGGCGGGTAGCAACGAGAAGATGCGCAAACCCGGATCTTCAGGAGCGCCTACAGCTAAGGCGTTCAAGGACTCAGCGAAGAAAAAATGAGAGAGCTTCCACTAGAACTTCCCAAGAAGTTGGGGTTCTTGCTGGAACCACACCGCTACAAGGTTGTGTACGGTGGTCGAGGATCGGCCAAGAGTTGGTCGTTTGCGCGCACATTGATTGCGCTGGGGGCGTCTACACCCCTGAGAATACTCTGCGCGCGTGAGTTTCAACGCTCGATCAAAGATTCGGTACATCGGCTATTGTCGGACCAGATTCAGAAGATGGGTCTTGGAGCGTTTTACGAAGTCTTAGAGGCGGAGATTCGTGGCCGCAACGGCACGGAGTTCATCTTTGCAGGCTTGGCGGGACACACGATTGAGTCGATCAAGTCGTATGAAGGCGTGAATATCGCGTGGATTGAGGAAGCGCAGACGGTGTCCAAGCGGTCTTGGGACATTCTGACGCCTACCATTCGCGCGGAAAAGAGTGAGATCTGGGTGAGCTTCAACCCGGCTTTGGATACGGACGACACATGGCGTCGTTTTGTGGGTAGCCCGCCGCCGAGCGCGAAGGTTACCAAGATGAACTACCACGACAATCAGTGGTTTCCGGAAGTTTTGGAAGCCGAGCGTTTGTATTGCCAGCAGCACAATCCGGTCGATTACGCCAACATTTGGGAAGGCATCTGCGTCAGTGTGATATCGGGGGCTATTTATGCCCGCGAGGTTACCGAGATGCTGGAAGAGAACCGTGTTCGTCCGGTTCCGTATGATCCGAATTTGCCGGTGCATACGGTTTGGGATTTGGGTTGGAACGACGCCAACTCGGTGATTTTGCTTCAGCGGCTGCACTCTGAGGTTCGCATATTGGAGTATCTTGAGGGCAGCTATCGGTCGCTTCCGGAGTGGGTCGCGGAGTTGCAGAAGCGCCGGTATGTGTGGGGAACGGACTACTTGCCGCATGATGGTGGCCAGACACGCGGGCAGACGGGTAAGACCGACGCGCAGGTTGTTCGGTCGTTCGGGCGGCGGGTTGAGGTTATGCCTCGAAGTGATATAGAAGTAGGTATTCGCGCCGCTCGTGGTATGTTTCCTAGAGTCTACATGGATGAGATTAAGTGCGCGCGGTTGGTTGATTGTTTGAAACGCTATCGGCGTTCAGTTCCTGTATCCACAGGGGAACCGGCGTCGCCTGTACACGATGAATATAGTCACGGCGCAGATGCCTTTAGGGGTTTGGGCTTGATTGTAGATAAGATACGCAATGCAGGCGACCGGCCACCGCCGGAACGGCTGCCAAGTTTTTCCACCTTCGACGCGTCTATGGGCGCATTAGGATAAATTACATGGCCGCAACTCTTTACAACACAAATCTTCACGCACCTCTCTACGAGGCGACGTACCGCAGAGCGACCTTCTTTGGTTCTAATGGCGCTACGCCATCGGTTACCACGGTGGCTCTTGCAACAACGTACACAGGGTTGTGTCTTTATAACCCGGCGGGTACGGCTGTTAACTTGGTCGTGGGTAATGTGGGCTACTCGTTTCAGGTAGCCTTTCCTGCGGCCGCGACCATTGGTTTGCTGGTGGGTTATGCGGCGGCGGGTATTGTCACTGCTAGTGCGGCGGCGTCTCCGGGCGCGTCCAGCAACATCGGCACGGGTGTCACGGCGGGCGGTAAATGCGCGCTATCAGCAACGCTTGTTGGAACGCCGGTTCTGCACACTGTGTTTGGTGCGGGGTTGACGGGTGCAATCACCACGACACCGCAGAACAGGACTACTTTTGACATGGGTGGCTCGCTCATTCTGCCTCCGGGCGCGTATGCGGCCATTTACACTTCTACGGTTTCCGGCGCTGCGTCGTTGGTTGCGTCATTCCAATGGGAAGAAGTGCCCGTCTAATGGAACTGCCAGAAGAGGTTCAAGCTCTACTAGACGCTGAAGAGTATCGGGACACCGCTACTCTCAGCGTCATAGGGCTGGCCATTGCAGGGCGACGTGAGGAAGCTAAGACTGCACGAAAGCAGTCTGGCATTGAAGACACTTGGCTGGAAGCGGAA